TAATACCCACATCGTATGGGAAGCATTTACAGGCATATTAGAAATTAAGGCAAGGAGCTATTACAAGATTCTAGAGCAGTCTAAAGATCCTATAGATCTGTATAAGGCACAAGGAGCATTGGATGCTCTTATGAAGATGAAAAGGCTAAGAGATGAAATCAATGCCCAAGAGTAAAGCTAAACGACAAATGAAGAGGTTATTTGAAGATGGAGGGCTTCTTCAAGAAGGTGGTACTGTAGACAAAAAAAGTGGTAATGAAGTACCTACAGGGTCACTAAAGAAAGAAGTACGGGATGATATTCCTGCACAACTCAGTGAAGGGGAGTTCGTATTTCCTGCTGATGTAGTGCGCTTCATTGGATTACAAAAGCTCATGGAGTTACGTCAGGCAGCTAAAGAAGGTTTAGCTAAGATGGAATCTATGGGACAAATGGGGAATGCAGATGAGGCAACTGAAGAAGATACTGGAGAATTTGAAACAGAGCTTGATGACATCCTGGATGAAATTGAAAGCGAAAGTGAAGGCGAGGATGAAGAAGTAAAAAAGCCTAAAGGGGAACAGCTTAAATTAGCCGTAGGTGGTGCTGTTCCCCCTAAACCCAATCCTTTTGCTGTACCTTTCTCTGTAGAGCGTTACAGTAAAGAAGGAGAGAAAGATATCTTTATGCCTACGTTTGGTGATCAAACACAGGCTGCAATACCTGAAGGATTTCAGAAGAGTACTAAGGTTCAAAGTTTTGGTGGTGTATTTCGTAAGCCAGAAGAGGCACAGCAAACAGTTACCTCCTCTTTAGGCATAGGAAGAGAAACTAAAGAATCCACAAGTACTCCTGCTACAACTACAGATTTAACAAAAACTACACAACCAATACCAGATGCGTATAAAGATTTAGATACGGATATAAGTAAAGAAAAGTATTTAATAGATCTTGCTGAAAAGAATGCAAAGCAGTTTACTGCTGAAAATCAAGCTAAAGGCAGAGCGTGGGGACAAGGGCAGGTATATGACAATCCTTTTGCTAACTTAACTGAGTTTGGAACTGTAAAAGAATTAGATAATGATGGTGTTGAATTTACCCGTAACAAAAATGCAGGCGATTACATAGCCGATGCATTCCCTCGTGCACCAGACGGTAAATCTATATTTGACCACGAATCAACATTTGTTAAGACGTATAAACGTGATGCCTCTGGTAATCCGAAAGAAGTACCCGTAACTGAAGTGTCCCTTGAAGATATCAAATCTGGCAATGTATTATTTCAAGTAGGCGGTAAGACGGGGGGTGATAACAGAGAAAGAATGGCACAAGCTTATCAAGTAGTACAAGATAAGTTAGTACCTGTAGGCAAAGCAAGTTTTTACAAAGGCGCACATCCCGATGCAGAATTGGCTATGCCTATAGCAATGGGTGCTGCCTTTGCCCTTGCTCCATTTACAGGTGGGGCATCTGTAGCTATTGGAGAAGCAATACTAGGTGCAGGAGCAGTAGGTGCAGCTACGCTAGGTAGTGCAGTTATAGGTGCTACGGTTAGTGGCATTACCGCTGCAGCTACTGGGGGTAATGTAGGAAAAGCAATGATTACTGGTGCTGTGTCTGGTGGTATTGGTGCTAATGCAATGGACATTACCAATGCAGTACTTGGACCTGAGACTGTCAATTCATTATCTCAAGCTACTAATTTATCCGCTAAGCAAATAGCTTCTACTTTTTCTAGTTCAATATCGAGTGGTATAAACACTGCCATACAAGGTGGGGATTTTTCTGACATCATTAAAAACTTTGGACAGTCTTTAATAACATCTGGTGTATCTGAAATAGCAGCTACAAATGCTATGAAGACTTTATCTGGAACAATGGATAAACAAAATCTACAACGTATTGGTGTGGCTACAAAGATGTTATCTAATGTCGCATTAAACGCTTCATTAAAAGGTTTAGATGTTTCTAAAGCAATACAGTATTATGCACCAACAGTAATGACACGAGCATTGACTGTTCCTGGTGGAGGATGATATAATAGATAGTTAGCTATAGAAGGGTGTAGCTTTCAACAACAATAACCCTTCATCATGGGCCACCTGATGAGACAGCCCCCACTTTAAGAGGTATATATGTCCGATCAACAGCAAGAAGTACAACAAGTAAAAGTAGCAGGTTTTATTAAACGCTCAGCAAATCACGAACGTATTAAAGAAGAAGAGGAAGAGCTGAAACAGTTGATGGAGAATAATCCACAAGATAATAATCCAGATAATGAACCTGAACCAGATAGTGCAGAAGAGCGTAGTTTTAAAAAGCGATATGGTGATTTGCGTAGGCATTCACAAAAGCAACAGGTTGAATTACAAAAGCAGATTGATGATTTAAAAGCTCAACTAGAAACTACAGCAAAGCAAGGTATTAATCTACCTAAGACTGAAGAAGAGCTAGAAGCATGGGCTAATGAGTACCCAGACGTAGCCAGGATTGTAGAAACAATTGCCATTAAGAAAGCACGTGAACAATCACAAGAACTAGAAACACGGCTACAAAAGATTAATGCAATGGCAGAAGAGACTGCTAAAGAGAAAGCTGAAGCAGAACTAATGCGTCTGCATCCCGACTTTGCCAGGATTCGTGACCAGGATGAGTTCCATGAATGGGTTGAAAAGCAACCTCGTTGGGTGCAGAGTGCGTTGTACGACAATGAGAGTGATGCGATATCGGCAGCTAGAGCAATCGACTTATACAAAGCTGACAAGGGTATTACTGCTAAACGGAGCAGACAGTCAGACAAAGATGATTCAATCGCTGCAGCACGTACTGTCAGGGCTACTAATAAAGCTCGTGTCGAGTTTGAATCGGAAGATGGATTGTTCTATGAATCACAGGTAGAGAAGATGTCTTCCCGTGAGTATGAGAAGAACCAAGAAGCTATTATTGCAGCTATTCGTGCAGGTAAGTTTGTGTATGACAAGACAGGTCACGCACGATAGTAAGTACTTCACGCACGATAGTAAGCTGGGTAACTTGACAAATTTATAATAGCTACATATAACAAGAGCACCTGACTTTCTTGTGTGTACACATTTAGTGTGCCGCTACTTGCAAGGCCAACCACACATACAAATGGCAACACATAAGAAAGTTTTATTCAGCTTAATTTTTAATAGCTGATCTAACCGCAAAACAATAGACTATCAGACTTACCTGAACATTTACTAGCCCAGTAGTTCTACTGCACCTAGTTAAATCAGCCTCTGTAGTGAATGTTTAAGCGTATTTATATTCTTATTCATTTATCTTAGGAGGATAAATCATGGCCTTTCCAAAAGCCGCAGGCTACGGCAATCTGCCAAATGGCAATTTTTCTCCCGTAATCTACAGCAAGCAAGTACAGCTTGCATTCCGTAAATCTTCAACCGTAGAAGACATCACTAACAGCGACTACTTTGGTGAGATCGCTAACATGGGCGACTCGGTTAAGATCATCAAAGAACCTGAAGTTTCTGTTCAGTCTTATGCTCGTGGCACTCAAATCACGGCACAAGATCTTGATGACGAAGACTTCACGCTTGTCGTTGATCAAGCAAACTACTTTGCATTTAAGATTGATGACATCGAAGCAGCTCACAGCCACGTAAACTTCATGGCAATGGCATCTGATCGTGCAGCTTATCGCTTGCGTGACCAGTATGACCAAGACGTTCTTGGCTATCTCTCTGGCTTCTATCAGTCTGCAAAACATGTTAACGCTGATACTGCACGTACTACTGCTCCCGGCACTAAGGCAGTCTCTACTGCAGGTTCGGATGAACTGCTTTCTTCGATGAAGCTTAAGAAGGGTGACTTTGGTAACATCACTACTGCATCTGCAGGTGATCATTCCATTCCTCTCGCTGCCCGTCTTCCTGGCGCATCTTCGCTTCCCAGTGCTACTGCATCGCCTTTAATGGTTATTGCACGTATGTCACGCTTGATGGATCAGCAGTTTGTTGATACGTCTGGTCGTTGGTTGGTTGTCGATCCCGTCTTTATTGAAATCCTTAAAGACGAAGACAGCCGTTTGCTCAACAGTGACTTCGGTGGTTCTGGTCTTCAGAATGGTCTTGTTATTAACAACCTCCACGGTTTCCGTGTTTATGTTTCTAACAACCTTCCCAAGATTGGTACTGGTCCTGGCACCACGGGTACTGCTAACCAGAACAGCAACTACGGTGTTATTGTAGCTGGTCATGAAGCTGCTGTTGCTACTGCACAGCAAATCACCAAGACTGAAAGCTATCGTGATCCTGACAGTTTTGCTGACATTGTTCGTGGTATGCATCTGTACGGAAGGAAAATTTTGAGGCCCGAAGCAATTGTAACTGCTAAATATAACGCAGCCTAATTGCTTTATGTTATAATGTTTTGATGGACACATTAAAACTTTACCCAGGACACCCACATGAAAACGGCAGACATTGCACTTCATGTGGGGTGTTTAAGCCAGCAGATCAATTTCATTTAGAGCGTGACTCTAAAGCCAAAAATGGCATAACTATGAGGGGACAGTGTAGACCTTGTAGAGAGCATATCAAATGGAAATCGTTTATTGTTAGAACCTATGGCATAACTGTAGATGACTATTATGTCATGCTAGAAAAACAGAATTACAAATGTGCTATTTGCGATTCTGAATCTAACAAAAATGCTGCTCGTGAGAAAATGTTTATTGATCACTGTCATGAAACAGGTAAAGTAAGAGGGCTGCTTTGTAGTAAATGTAATATAGCCCTCGGCAATTTTGATGATGATGTTGAAACATTAAAACGTGCTATATCTTATTTAAGTTCATCTGAAAGGAATTTTTAAATGGCTACCGTTGACGTATCCCCAGGAATCCAAGCAGGTACGCATCCTGCACGTTCCGTTCGTAATATGCCTTATGTGATTGAAAACGAGCTTAACTTTGCTACGGCTACAACCACCAAAGGCAGTGCTCTTGCAGCTACTGATGTTCTAGAAGTTCTAGACATCCCTGCAGAGTCTGTGATTCTTGCTGCTGGTTATGAAGTTCTTTCAGCTATCACTGGTGATGTTACTGTCGATGTCGGTGTTACTGGCATTGATGCTGACAACTTCATTGATGGTGCTACGCTAGCTGCAGCTACTGCAGTTGGTACGTATGCACAGCAAGCTGCTGCATTCCAGCCTATCATTCTTGCATCAGCAGACACGCTTGATGTTCTGATTGCAACTTCTACTACGGCTATCTCTGCTGGACGTATCCGTGTGTGGGCAGTTGTATGCAGCGTTGCAGATCGTGTTGGTCCCGTTGATGTAGATCGTGATCAATTGGCTTAATAGCTAGTCTGACAGGGGCAGTGTCTTCGGGCATTGCCCCCTTTTATTATCTAAACCATGGCTACATACCTATCATTAGCAAATGAATTACTTCGGCGTATTAACGAAGTAACTATGGATGAGACAGAATTTCCTACTGCAGGAAATATACAAGCCTTGGCAAAAGATGCAGTTAATATCGCTATTCGTGAGATATTGCATGATGCTCAAGAGTGGCCTTTTACGCTAGAGACTGAGACACAAACATGTACTATTGGTACAGGTGTTTATAGTTTACCTGCAGATGCATCTAGTGTAGATTGGGATAGCTTTTATCTTAAGAAGCTAACAGCTACAGATAACTTACCATTTAAGTTAGAGCCTATAACCTATAACTTGTATCTTTCAAGATACAGACCTGAAGAGGATACTTCCGGTACGGGTGGTAGGACTACACCTTATTTTGTTTATCAGACACAAGATCTTAAGTTTGGTGTAACACCAATACCTGATCAAGCATACGAGATTGAGTATAAGTATTGGAAGTTTCCCACTGAACTTACTAATGCTACAGATGTCTGCATTATCCCCGATAGATTTAAAGATGTCATTATCGATGGTGCACAAATGTATCTGATGATGTTTAGATCTAATGAGCAAGCTGCTAGTATCTTTCAGAATAAATTTCAACAAGGCATTAGGACCATGCGTAGGCTATTGCAAGATGAGCCTTTGTTTGTGACTTCTACCTTTATATCCAAGACAGCTTACTCTCCTCGGACATTCTAATGGCAGACAGAATCAATGGCTTTAAGGTTAACTGTGAAGGTGGATTAAACACCAACAGGGATCTTTTAGCTCAACCTGTACTGTATCCAGGATCTGCTACACAATTAATAAATTATGAACCTTCTATTGCTGGTGGTTATAGGCGCATTAGCGGCTTTGCTAATAATTACGGTACAGTTACTGGCACAGGCAAAATATTAGGCGTATGTGTATTTGAAGATGTCAACAATGGCATCTTTGCATGTAGAGCACCTTCAGCGGGTACTAACTATTTTTATCGTTGGAACTCTGCTACAAGTGCTTGGGTAGCTGTTACAACTCCTGGCAGTGTTACGATGACAGGTGTTAAGAAAGTAAGGTTTACTAAGTTTAATTGGCAGGTAAGAAAGCTTTGCCTTACGGATGGTGTTAATCCTGCTGCTGTATATGATGGCACTACATATACTCAAATAACACATGCTAATGCCCCATCTGCACCTAAGTATTCGGATGATTACAGAAATCATTTATTTCTGGCAGGTGATCCTTCAGAACCTTACAATTTATATTTCTCTTCTCCTCTAGCTGAAACTGACTTTAATCCAGCCAATGGTGCAGGTGTTATCAATGTAGGTTTTGAGATTACACAAATTAAGCATTTCAGGGATAGCTTATATATCTTTGGTAAAAATGCTATTAAGAAGTTAGATGGATTATCTGTAGCTGACTTTGTATTAAGTGATGTAACTTTTAACTTAGGTTGTTTAGTACCTGATAGTGTTGTAGAGATTGGTGGTAATCTTATGTTCCTTGGTCCTGATGGATTTAGACCTGTAGCTGGAACATCAAGGATTGGCGACGTAGAACTAGAGACTATATCTAAGCAGATTCAGTTTACTGTTTCATCTATCTTAGCTGACATTGTAGCTGAGAGTATTGATGTAGAAACAATCACTTCAATTGTAGTACGCAAGAAATCACAGTTTAGATTCTTTATTCCAACTGAAGGTTTGTTCGGTGTATTAGGTGGACTTAGGCAGACACAGCAAGGCTTTGGGTTTGAGTACAGTTTAATCTTTGGCATACCTGCTACCTGTGCTGATAGTGGTTACATAGGTACTGATGAAATTGTAATTCATGGTGATGCTAATGGTAAAGTACAAAGACAGGAAGTAGGTACAAGTTTTGATAGTGCAGAGATTTTAAGTGTTTATCAAACTCCTTATTATTATTTTGATGATCCTACAGTAAGAAAGAACTTTTATAGTATTACCAATTTCTTACGTAGTGAAGGTGCTTCTAGTATTGTATTTTCAGTGCAATATGATTTTGAAGATATCAATGTCTTCAATCCCAAGAATACTACATTTACAACTGCAGGTGCAGCAGCATACTACAACGAAGCAGTATACGATGCAGCAGCTATCTATGATGGTAATCCTGCACCTGTAGTTAAATCTAATTTCTCTGGATCTGGTTTCTCTGTGGCATTTAGATATGTCACTAATGATACAAATGCAAGTCATACCATTCAAGGTTTTGTTTTAAATTATTCCTTTAATGATAGACGCTAAAGGGACAGAC